CATCAGGAGGAAGTACTGTATCTTATTACTTAAATGGTGGTACTGCTGCAAGTGTTGCTACTTATTATCAAATGAGTAAGACTGCAGTAGTGGGAACAGGTGTTGATTTTTCATTAGCAGGAAATGGTTTGATATCACAATGGCTTACAGATGTAGCAGACCCAAATAGATTAGAAATACCTGCAGGAAATTGGAACTTTGAAATGTATATGAGTGCATCCTCAAGCGGAGGTACACCCGCATTTTATGTTGAACTATTAAAATATGATGGAGCAACTTTTACAACTATTGCCAACAGTTCAGCAGTTCCTGAAGCAATTACAGGTGGTACTCTAATTGATTTATATCTTACATCGTTAGCGATACCATACACAACATTAACTATTACAGATAGATTAGCAGTTAGGGTATATATAGTAAATAGCACAGGGGGTAGAACTATTACAATGCACACGCAAGATTCACACCTTTGTGAGATTATTACAAACTTTGCGGGTGGTATTGCTGCATTAAATGGATTGGTTGCAAATACTCAATATTTAGCAGTAGGAACAACAGGAACTGATTTTGCTATTTCAAGTGTTACTGATACACATACGTTTAACTTACCAACAGCTTCTGCAACTAATAGAGGAGCATTGTCATCTGCTGATTGGAGTACATTTAATAATAAAGCAATTAGACAAATAAAACTGTCATCACAAACATTAATTACAGCATCTTGGACTTTAGTTGGACTTTATTATCAGTATACATTTTCAAATGCTAACATAGTTACTGCAGGGTATGTAAACTTTACACCAAATAATGCAAGTGCACTAGAAGTTACCACTTGTAAGATGTTACCACAAATAGATTCTAATAGTGGAACATGCACTTTTTATTCAATGTTTCCACCTCAGAGTGATATAGTGGGAGAAATAATAATTTATATACTATAAGGATGGGAGTTCAATTACCAATACAAAACTATTTTAAACCAAAACCTGTACCAGCTGATTGGGTAAGGCCTGTTGATTGGATAACAATTACTGATACAGCTAATGAGGTACAGTTTTTAGCATCTGATATTGATTTGGCTTGTTTCACAATAAGAACTACATTTACAAGAACTACAGGTAATATTTATATTGACTGGGGAGATGGTGTTACAGATACAATATCAACTATAACAACTACTAACACATCACATACTTATGCAATAGGAACAGGAACTCCTTGTTCAAGGGGATATACAACATTTAAAATTAGAGTTTATGGTGATCCTACTTGTGTTATAACAACATGTCAACCTGTTGCTCCTGTGGCAACAAGTGGTTCATTAGCTTATAATATGGGTTTATTAGAAGTGTATTATGGTGATGGAACAACTACAACAATTATTCCTAACTATGCATGTCCTGGAAGTCCAGGAGGAGTAGTAGGAACATTTAATTATTTAGAATATGTAAAATTACCTGCAACAGTTAGTTGGACTACTTTTTCATATTCATTCCATAGCAACATATCTGTTCAAAAAATAGTAATGCCTACATCTGGAGCAAGTTTAACTGCTATGGCTCAAAATTTTCAAAATTGTACTCAACTAAGAGAATTATTACTTCCTTTAAATGCAACAGGTATTACAAATTTGTCAAACACTTTTTCTGGATGTACAAATTTAAAAACAATACAACTCCCAACAACATTAAATAGCCTTATTGGAATAGATGGTACTTTTGGTAATTGTCTTTCTTTAAGAAATATAGCACTACCTGCCTTACCTTTAGTGACAAGTTTTAATCAAACTTTTTTTGGGTGTACTTCATTACAATGGGTTAGATTTACAGCATTACCTACACCAGCGTCTCCTGGAACAGCAATACTATTTACTGCCTGTTTTCAAAACTGTTATTCTTTAGAGAATGTGTACTTTCCAGCTTCTTGTTCAGCTAATGCTAGATATAGTTGTGGTAATATGTTTTTTCTTTGTTCAAATTTAAAGTCAGTAGTGTTCCCAATAAACTTTGATTCAAGTACTATATCTTCAGTGTTTAATGGTTGTTATTCAATTACATCTATTATTTTTCAGAGTGGATTTACTGCTTGTACTACAATGGCAAGTGCTTTTAGTAGCTGTTTTACTTTAAATTCACTAACACTTCCATCTACAATGGGAGCAAATGTAACTATAAATAATGCGTTTTTTAGTTGTTTCTCATTAGAGAGCATTGTAATTCCAAGTACTTATGTAATAACTGGTAGTGTAAATAGTATATGTACGTCTTGTATATCGCTAAAGTCATTTTCATTTCCAAATAACTCACAAAACCTTATAACAACATTTGATCAAAGTTTTAATGGATGTACTAAATTAGAAACTGTAGTACTTCCAACTTCAATGACTGGTTGTACTACGTTAAACCAAGCATTTAATAGTTGTAATTTATTAAAATCAGTTACTCTTCCATCAACTATGAATAATGTAACAACTATGAATGCAACTTTTGCTGGTTGTTTTTCATTGACAATTGTTACATTGCCAACATCAATGACAGCTTGTGTTATTTTTTCAAGTATTTTTCAAAATTGTTATAGTTTAACATCAGTAACATTACCAGCAACAGTATCAGCAGCAACAACTACATGGGCATTTGCTTTTAGCACATGCTCATCTTTAAAAACAATTACACTTCCAACAACACAACAAACAGGATTAACTACTATTGCTAATGCTTTCATTAACTGTGGTACATTAACAACAATCAATAATCTAAATAAATTAGGAAGTTTAACAGCAACACCTTTAGTAAGTGGTGCTACTAATACAGCTATGAACCTAATGACAACAATGAGTTTTAGTTGCCCATTCTCTGTATTAACAATAAATGGAGCGTCAGCAACAAACTTTAATAAACTAAATTCATTAAGATTAACAAACACAGGTACTGGACAATGGACTGGAACTTCTCCTCATATAAACATTTCTTTTTGTGATTTATCAACAGCAGCATTAAACACATTATTTGCAGATATGGCGGCACAAGGAGTGGTTACAGCAAAAACAATAAACATAACTAGTTGCACAGGTGCAGCAGGATTAAGTGCAGCAAATAGATTAGTAATAACATCATTAGGATGGACAATAGTAGGGTAATATGGAAACAGCAGGATTTTATAAATTAGAGGATGAGAATTGGATGTACGCACCTAATTATGTGTATGGACCAACATTTGAATTAAAAAAAGAATTAAAAGACACATATACTTATCCTGTAGAAGGATGGACTTGGTATAACGAGCAACCTTATGTAGATGAAGTTTTAATTTAAAAACAATATTATGAAAATACAAGACTACAATTTTAGTTTAAGTAATGAGATATATGCTCCATTACAAAATGGTACAATATGGCAATCAGGTAAACAATTAAATGCTGATGCGTATTCTGATGAAATACCATTACCAAATTCTTTTACAATAGCAGATGACGCGTATAACGTTATTAGAATCTATAGCAATGGATTTATAACCTTTGGTAATGGATTGAACAATAGGCAGATCATGGGGGCAAGCGTTAAGAGTCCTATATCAAACACAGTTAAAGGATGGGCGTGTGACTATGTTATCTCTGCTTTTGGCGGTGACTTATGCGCTGCAATAATTGGAGTGCCAGAGATTAGTTATGGATTAAATGCTACTAATGATTTTATAATTCAATTCCAAAACATGGCAATTAATAATTATAATCAAACACGTTTAAATTTTCAAATCGTATTAAAAGCTGATAACACTATTCAGTTTGTATATGGCAATGATCTAACTAGCCAAGCAAACGCCGTGTCGCCACAAGTAGGATTAAGAGGTAAGGCAGAACTTGTTAACAATATTTATATATATCCAGATTGGAATAACAGAAAACTGATAACGGGTAGTTGGAATCTATTAGAAAACAATCCTAATTATCCAGGTAATGCAAAAGGAATAAGACCTAGTTCTTCTATGGCATGGAAAGGTACAACAATATTACCACAATCAGGATTAACATTTAACTGGACATTATGAGAAACGCATTTCATGTATTAATTGGATTTAGCATAATGTATGTTATTGGATCCTTAACAAACTTCGCAGGGTTTGATACTTACAGTATGATTGTAGGTGTTCCCTTAATTTCTTTAATAGTAGGACTCGTGATAGGCTTCTTTTGGGAGTGGAAGCAGTCATTACAAAACCCTAAGAACTTTGATAACAACGATATATTCAGAACTGCGTTAGGTACTTTATCAGGAGGGTTATTTAGTTTATGGTTACCAGATATAAATTGGTTAATGATAACACTGTCTATAACAAGTGCAGTATTGATATTAAAAGATTTGATTAAAAAAAAATAAGTTAAAATTACATAATAAAAAGAATGGATTTAATATTTGAAAATTGGTTATCATTGACAGGGTTTCTTTCTGCTCCAGTAATGTATTTTCTAGGAGGTCGGCAAGCAAAAAAGCAAGAGTTAAAAAAAGGAGAGGTAGAGATTGACTCTGCAGAAATTGATTATGCTGTTAAAGTCCGAGAGCTTTATGAAAGTTTATTAGAGCAAGCTAATAAAGAGAAAGAAACACTTAAATTAGATAAGGAGGCAATCATTGCTGAATTTAAAACCGAGAAAGAATATTTCAGAAGCCAGATAGATGAACTGCGAAAGCAGGCGGGGACAATGCAAGACCAATTCAATAATATCCAGTTAGCATATGCAAAAGAAGTTGAACAGTCGCAAAACTGGGAAAAATTGCATAGAGAACTTTTAGAGAAGTACAATAGCTTAAAAGGACTATATGACAAACTCAAAGAAGATTTTGATAAACATAAAAAATTAACAAAGTAATGAAACTAAACGAAGAAGGTTATTTAATAATTGCTAATTTTGAAGGGTTAAGATTAAGCCCGTATTTATGTAGTGCTGGTGTGCCAACAATAGGGTATGGATCAACATTTTACCCTAGCGGCGCGAAGGTTACAATGAGAGACAAACCAATTACAAAAGAAACCGCTTTATGGATGTTGAAGACAACAGCTAATATGTTTGCTAAAGATGTTGACAAGTTAGTTACCTCAACAATCAACCAGAATCAATTTAATGCATTGACATCATTTGCTTTTAACTTAGGTAGTGATATTGATGCTGATAGTATACCAGAAGGATTAGGTGATAGTAACCTACTAAAGAAAGTTAATGCAAATCCAAATGATCCAGCTATAACAAAAGAGTTTATGAAGTGGGTTAATGCAGGTGGAAGACCTAATAATGGATTAATGAAAAGAAGAGCTGAGGAGGCAAAAATATATTTTAAATGAAAACAATACTTGTATTCTTATCAATTATTCTTTTTTCCTGTGGATCAAGAACTGTTAACAAAGAAGTAAAAACAACAGACAGTATTGCAAAAACAATTGCTGTTGTAAAAACAGATAGTATTTCTAAAGATAGCACCTCTATAAAGTTTGATGTTGAAACAGAAGAGATAGCAATTGAACCCGTGGATAGTACAAAGCCTATTGAAATAACAAACAATGAGGGTAAAGTAACAAAGTATAAAAACGCGCGTATAAGCAAACGAAAAAAGAAAGATAATACTATAGTAGTAAATGAAAAAACAGTAGCTAAAATAGTAGTAGATTCGATCAGTAATGAGATAGTAGTAAACAAAATAGAAGATGCAAAAATAGTTTATAAGGAACAATTTAATTGGGGTACTTTTATTCTACAATTATGGTGGTTGTGGATACTTGTTATAGTCATTATATATATAGGTTACCGTTATGCAAAAAGAACAACTCTACTATGAAAATATCTCACGTATCCGGATCTACAAATAAAAACTTTATTGAGGTTAGGCAATATACTAATAGTATTGTAAATATATCTCAAGAGGTTAAACCTAAAAATTCAGATTTTTGTAATGGAGTTTGGAAGGTTAAAACCATAAATGTTATACCAAAAGAGTATGCGTCTGATTATGAATTTGTAAAAAAATAAATATCAAACCATAAGGTTAGTAAAATTATAAAAAAATAGGTGATATATAGGTTATATCAATTTAATCAAATAAAATTATGTCAGACGCTATAGTCAAAAATTTAAGTTTCGGCAAAGATGCTAGTGATAAAGTATTTGCAGGAATAGAAAAGTTAGCCAAAGCAGTAAGCTCCACGTTAGGAGCAAGTGGTAAGTGCGTGCTTTTAGAGGATTCATTCGGAAGGCCGGTTATTACAAAAGACGGTGTTACAGTTGCAGACTCTATTACACTATTGGATCCTGTTGAAAATATGGGTGCAACATTGCTTAAGGAAGCTGCTAGGAAAACAGTTAGAGAAGCCGGAGACGGAACAACAACTGCTACGGTATTGGCTCACGCTATTTTAAAAAAGGCTTATTCAATGCCTAATACAAATGCTCGTCAAGTAAAAGACGGTATAAACAAAGCGGTTGACAAAGTTATAGAATACCTGGAAAAGAATTCTATAAAGGTTGACGATAATATGCTTGATCAAATTGCTACTATCTCAACCAATAACGACCCTGAATTGGGTAAGTTAGTTGGGGATGCGTTTAGAGCGGTAAGTAATACAGGTGTTGTAATGATGGAAACATCAGTAGACGCCGAATGTAGTTTACAGATTGTAGAAGGCGTACAATGCGATATGGGTTTAAAAAATTCACATTTCATTACAAACCAAAAGAACAAAACGGCTGAATTAGATAACCCATTAGTATTATTAGTAGAATCACCTATAGATAATATAAGACAGATACAATCAATATTAGAGCACGTTATAAAGGCTAATAAGTCATTGCTTATAATCGGCGATATGGATCAAACACCATTAGCTGCCTTAGCAATGAATAGGTCAAAGGGTAATATAAAAGTAAATGTTATTGACGCGCCTGTTTATGGTGTTAATAGAAAAGAAATATTTGATGATTTAGCTTTATTAACTGGAGCAACATTAATCAACGAAGATCTTGGTGATGATTTAGATTTGATACAAATCGATATGTTAGGTACTTGTGTAAAGAGTATTACAAATCACGAAGAAACAATTTTACATATAGGTGAAACACCAGAAGAAGTTTTAGAAATTATAAAATATATTAAGGAATCTTTATTAGAAAACCCCCCTGCATCAAGAGTAATAAAACTAGAAAAACGGCTAGCAAGATTAACTGCAAAAATAGCCTTAGTTAAAGTAGGGGCTAATTCTGAAATAGAACTAAAAGAAAAAGCAGATAGAATAGAAGACGCTATCTGCGCAACCAAGGCAGCGATTAAAGAAGGTATTGTATCCGGCGGAGGGATTGCTCTATTAAATGCTTCTTACAATATAGATACCTTCTCACTTGGTGAAGAAATATTAATAGAGGCTATACGAGCGCCGTTTAATACAATATTAGACAATGCTGATATTACTGAGGTTCCCCTTGAGGTCATATCAAAGAATGGCTTTGGCTTAAACGTTATAACAGGTAAAACTGTTAATATGATTGAAGCCGGTATAATTGATCCTTTGTTAGTTACTAAAAGTGCATTAATAAATGCGGCGTCTGTAGCTACCACTATATTGTCAACGGACTGTGTAATCAATAACCTCCGCGCATAATGGAAGCAGTAGGTAAATGTTTGATCATACAAAAGAAAGAAGAAGGTATTACCAAAACAAAAGGGGGTGTAATGCTTGCCGCAAACCAAAGGGAAGACATTAGATATATTGAAGCTAATGTTATTTCGGTTGGCGAGGAAGTTGTTGGTATTAAAAAAAATGATAATATATTTTACGACAGGAATGCTGGCCATAAAATAGAGATAGATAAAGAAACCTATTTTGTAATAAGGATAGTTGATGTAGTTGTTAGATTATGATTAGGCTAGATGCAACTGATATTAAAACCTTAGGATTACTTAAACACTATAG